CACTTTCCCTCGGCCGTATCGAACCCTGCAAGGACGTTGTAGGTGGTTTGAATGCGGTTTACTTTTTGAACTACGCAAATCTAACGGTGACTTATGACGCCACCAACACGGATGCGATTGACGTTCTCGGAAGCGGATTGACCGCTTACAAATACGAATTGAAAGGAACCTCTTCTTTCGAGCAGGCGGTAACGCCTTCTCGTGACAACGGAACCACGTTCTTCGACCAGACCTTGAATTTGACCTTGCACAAGTTGAGCAAGCAGTCTCACAAGGAAATCAAGTTGATGGCTTACGGCCGTCCGATTGTTATCGTTGAAGACCGCAATGGTAACTTCTTCGTTGCTGGCTTGAAGTACGGCTGCGAGGTTACAGGTGGCACGATTGTTACTGGTGCTGCTATGGGCGATATGAGTGGTTACACTCTGACCCTGAACGGACAAGAGCCAGTTCCTGCGAACTTCTTGGACGGTACATTGACCGCTGCTGGAATTACCACTATCGTTTCAGGAACCGACTTTTAATTATCTTTGACGTATGAATAAGCCGTTAGAGATTATTAACCGTATGCGGAAGGTTGAGTTGTCCGTTATTGACGACCTCAATTCTGCCATTTCCTCCATCGGGCCTTTAAATTCAGAATACGAAGTTATTATTCGTAACACAGATAGTTTTTTGAAACAGGCTCGTACTCTAACTGGGTCTTATGAACTGGTTACGACACAGGCGGCAAAGGCCTTAAAGGGATATCAGAACGTCTTATCTGAACTAACCAAAGCCCAGCGAAAGTACGTTGCGCAGGCAAAGGAGTTGGGTATTGACGCAAAGAAGACGCCAGAATACAACAAGTCTCAACAACAATCGTTCTTTCTTGAAGTTAGAATTGCTTTTTTGAAAAACGAATTGGATAAGCAGCTGAAATCTGCCATACCTAACCTATAAATAAAATGAGCAAACAAACAGTTTACAATATCTTGGCTTCGGCGAAGCCGGTTAAGGTTGAATTGTCTTTAGTTAGCGAACTTATCACACGAGTTCAAGAATCAAAAGAAAAAGTAAAATCTTTGCGTGACGCAGAAGTAAAGTTGTTCAACTTATTTGATGAGGCTACTCGCTTGGCTGAAGATTTGGATGTTGAATACGGAAGCGCACTTTCTTTGACTTATGTTATTACAAAGTCTATTGAAAGAACGGAAGTAGCAGCAAAAGAATTAGGACTTGATGTAAATTCAATCAAAGAGATTAAAGACATTAAGGCTGCTGAACAAGATTTGCTTACGGCCATATCAAAAGCAGATAACACAATTAAAGCTTATCGCTCACTTTAATAAGAAAGCAATTTCAGAAAGGCCACCTTCGGGTGGCTTTTTTGTTTTAATTATTTAAGAATCAAATCTACCCTGAAGTACGTTTAGCAACATTTCTGGAGTAAGTTTTAATTCGTCAAGTGTTTCGTAAGTTCCAAACTTCCCGCCGTCAGAATAAAACACTATAGTTACAATTCCATCTTCTTGACTTATGTCACAAGTAATTGTTTGTTTGTCTTTGTATAATAAACTCATTATATTCTTTATTAAATAAAAAACAAACATACACAAAAAAACAAAACGCCTGCCCTGAGTTAATTAAAAGATGAACATCTTAACAACAAGCGCATCAAGCCAGAACCTCGTTATCATTCCGAGGTCGTTTCCTGCTACGGTGGTTGTCAAGTTAACCAACGAGTCAACGAACACCACGCAGCAACAGACGATAACTCCAACGTCCGCCAATGGCTATATGACCATTGCAGCAGCTTGGACGTTAGCAGAGGCCAACTTCTACTTGCTTGAAGTATTTAGCGGCTCTAACTTAATCTACCGTGGTCGGGTGTTCTGCACCAACCAGACCAACTTCGAGAAGTACACCGTCAACTCAGGCGTGTACACGCAGGAAGCAGCGGGAGATAATACATTTGTGATAATATGAGCAACATTCGATTCGTAGCAATGAACTCCTACGTTAAGCCCGAAATTAAAGAGGTGGCTAACAAGGGGTACGTCGAGTACGGCGACGACAACAACTACTTTCAGTATTTGATTGACCGCTACAACGGAAGCCCGACCAATAACGCTATTATCAACGGCATCATTGATATGGTGTACGGAAAAGGCCTTGGGGCAACAGACGCGTCCAGAAAGCCCGACGAGTACGCAATGATGATGTCCCTTTTCACTAAGGACTGCGTGAAGCGTGTTTGCTCTGATTTTAAGATGATGGGTAACGCTGCGATGCAGGTTATCTACAACAAAGACCATTCAAAGATTGTAAAGGTCGAGCATATCCCAGTGGAGACTCTACGCGCTGAACGCGCTAACGAGAAGGGCGACATCCCCGCTTACTACTACGCTAAGAGCTGGGATGCGGTTAAGATGCGCAAAGAGGAGCCAGTACGCATTGATGCGTTTGGTATGTCGAACAATGGTATCGAAATCCTTTATATCAAGCCGTACAAAGCAGGATACTACTACTACGCTCCGACCGACTATCAAGGTTCGTTGCCTTACGCCGAATTGGAAGAGGAGGTTGCCAACTACCATATTAACAATATCAAGAACGGCCTTGCCCCTTCGATGCTGGTTAACTTCAACAACGGAATTCCAACCGAAGAAGACCAGACCTTAATCGAGCGTCGTATTGCAGACAAGTTCTCTGGTAGTTCAAATGCTGGTCGGTTTATCTTGGCGTTTAACGACAACAAGGAACTTGCAGCAACAATCGAACCCGTACAACTGTCAGACGCAAGCGACCAATACCAATTCCTGTCTACGGAATGCACCCAAAAGATTATGGTAGGCCATAGGGTGACTTCTCCGATGCTTTTAGGTATCAAAGACCAATCAGGGTTAGGTAACAACGCAGAAGAGCTTAAAACGGCTTCTATTCTGTTTGACAATATTGTTATCCGTCCTTTGCAGGAAATGATTTTGGATGCCATCGAGCAAATCCTTTCATTTAACCAAGCGACTCTAAATATCTACTTCAAGACATTGCAACCTCTGGAGTTTAAGGAAGAGATTGTTGCCCCTGCCGACGTAGTGGAAGAATCTACGGGTGTAGAAGATAGCGGTCTTGCTTTGTCTTCTGACGTTACCGATGCTCAACTGGAAGAGGTATTCGACCGCCTTGCTGAGTTTGGCGAAGAGGAGGACTTGGAGAACTGGGACTTGGTAGACGAGCGACCCGTTGACTACGAGCAAGAGGCGTATTTAGATTCACTTCTCAAATTAAGTGAGTCGGCCAGCTCTTATATGGCGAATCTTGCTAAAACAGGAGAAGCCTTCCCAAACGCCAAAAGCGAACAGGACGGAATTAGCAAAGACGGACGCAAGTACAAGATTCGTTACGCCTACGCTCCAAACGCAACTAAAAGCACGAGCCGAAACTTCTGCAAGAAGATGGTCGCTGCTAAAAAGGTCTATCGCAAAGAGGACATTGAGCGTATGGGCAAGCAGGTCGTAAACGACGTATCTAAGAACGGAGTAGGATTTGGGCCGAAAGGTTCTCCGACTTACGACATTTGGTTGTACAAGGGCGGTGCTCGCTGCCATCACTTCTGGATGCGTAAGACCTACTTGGCAAAGGCCGAAGGCGTAAGCCCAGACGCAAAGAATCCGAATGCTGATATTTCTGTTAACCAAGCCCGCAAAGCAGGAGTCGACTTACCAAAAAACGATAAGAAGGTCGCTACTCGCCCTGTTGATATGCCACGAGAAGGATTTTTACCTAAAAGCAAGAAATAATGCCCAAGGCACTGTTCATTAAAAGAGAAGACCTTGTTCGTAACACGGTTATCGGCGGCAACGTGGACACTGACCGCTTTATACAATTTATTTCCATCGCTCAGGACATACACGTCCAGAACTACACAGGAACCAAGTTGTACGACAAGATTTCTACCGAAATCCTAAACGACACCTTAGCAGGCGACTACTTGGCGTTGGTGGTGGACTACATCCAACCGATGCTTATTCATTTCGCAATGACCGAGTACCTACCATTTGCAGCGTACACAGTTGCCAATGGGGGCGTATTTAAGCATATCAGCGAGAATTCAACAAACGCAGAAAAGATAGAGATTGACTACTTGGTCGAGAAGGAGCGAACGATTGCGCAGTATTACGCGCAACGCTTTATCGACTATATGGCTTTCCATTCAACTGAATTTCCCGAGTACAATGAAAACGTCAACGAAGACATCTACCCAGACCGAGACAACCGTGCGTCCTCGTGGGTGCTATAAGGCAA